ATGTTTATAATTATAGCTTTTTATTTCAATATATGCTTTATCTTTAATTAAAAAATCTAATTCATAATCACCTAATTTAATAGCATCTTTACAAATTCTATCCATTATCCCTCTTTCTCTTTCTAAATCTTCTTTAGTTTCAAATCTCATATCAATTATAATTTACTGTATCCCAAATATCAGGCTCTCTCTGAGTCTTAATCTCAAACCATCTAGCTCCATTGCTAGATCCATCTACATACTCTTTACCATTGTACTCTGCATATTTTTTACACCATTTATTGAAAGTTCTGTTAGTAAGGTATTTCTTTTGATCAGTGTACTCAGCTATAAAGTTCTCAAACATTGATACCTTATTCAATCTCTGATCAAATCCTAAATTCTTATTATCTACCCATTCAATAAAGTCCTGGCTTGTCTCATTAATAAACTTTCTCAGTTCTAAATTCTTAGCCTCAGATTCTACTAGACCATTCTCTAGGTAATAATTCAAACAGTTAATCATGTAATGGTCAAACCTTGCCCATTCCTGCTGATCCCAATCTTCAAACAGCATATATCCAAATTCATCAAATGGAGTATGATGTGTACCAAAATAACTACTCAGCTCTACCTCAAACATTCTACGCTTGAAAGAGCCACCATCTGCTTTGATAGTGTAGTTAGTAGAGATAAGTACTTTAGGTGAGTCTTTTACCGGTAGTTTAATTGCATCTCTACCTTTGTATTCAATAGTAAGTCCCTCAGTGATTATACTAAATAAGCTCTCAAAATTAAAGTTCTTTCTTACATCATCAAATGCCAGCACCTGACAATCAGAAGAGACAGTCTGATAGGGAAATGATTTATTTGAGTCAAAGGTCTTACCATCAATGGTGCTAACTTTTTTCATGTATCCAATAGCATTAATCAGAATCCCTTTACCACTCCCTCCATTAGGATTGTCTGAGATAGTTTCATCATTTAAAATGATTGCTTTATTATTAGCAGATGTCTTATAAGAATGTAGCATATAGCCTATCACACTCTTCATAGTATCATATCTCTCTACCTCCTGCCCTGATATAAACCAAATGAAGCTCCTGAACATTGACTCATGGTGATCAGCATCTATTAAATCTCTATCTATTATCTGATTATTCCATACATAACCTTTAAGCTCTGAGTATTCATATATCTCATGGTGCTTAGCAAATACTTTTACAGCTGCATTCTTATAGTAAATCATACCATAGTCTATCCCATCCCTCTCCATCTCTACATTAGCAGTATCTATCATGCTGAGGTATTGAGGAGTGAAGAGTTTAGACTTCTCAGCTACAGCATCAAATACAGGTATCCGATTTGATTGGACCAGGTACTCCATCACTCTATCCTTTATCTGAAATTCAGAGACATGATTAATAAAATTCTCATTCTTAGTAATAAATACAAAGGTCTTAGTGTTAGCTACAGGATAGTACTTATAGTACTGTAGATTCTCTAAAAATAGCTTGAATCGGTATGGTATAATTAATACATCACCTTTAAAATCATATTTCCAAAACTCATCTACTTTAATTACCTCCTTAATAGTCTGAATCTCTGACTCTATATTCTCTTTATTGTACTCTTTAAACTCTTCTAGGATAACAGCATCAGACTTACCACTTAGCACAAAGTTAATCAGCTTATCTTTTTTATCTTTATCCTCAAATTGCTTAGTATTAAAATTAGCAGTCTTTTTATAGGCAGAATTTATCAGAGCTAGTATCTCTACAGATCCAAAATCTTTCTGCTCAAATCCTATCAGATAATTCTGACAAGTCATTCTATCCACTCCAAAGTCATTGAATGCAGCTGCTAATTTATACAGTGAGGAGTTTCTATTTTGTGAATTGTACTTCTTTTTAAACCAAGTCATCAGCTTATTAGCTATCTCATCAGTATCTAGGACCTTAATGTTAGTAATACTACCAACCTCACTACTCTCAAATGGGATAACATCATAGTCAATGATATAATTCTCAGCATCTAAATTAACATAGATATCAGGATCATAAGATTCAAAGCAAGCTCTAGCAATATCTTTCCCTGATTCATCTACTCCATTGAATACTGCAGATATCTGCTTAAAATACTCTTTGTATTCTTTGTCATCCTGTACTATTGGTATTTTGACTAGAGCTTTCACTCCATTTCCTGATGGTGAGGTCCAACAGGCAAAGATAGATTTGTGAGCTTTCAGTTCTACAATCAGAGCAGGGATATCCTGCACCTCATCAAAGTCTAAAGTCAGTAATCCTGATGCCTTTCTTAGAGATGCATTATTTCTCTTACTGAAATCACCTCCAAAAGTCACTACAGGCAGTTGCATCTTAATAGATTTCCTTTCCTCTTTATCAGTAGAGAATCTAAGGTCCTTACATAACTGCTCAGACTTGCCATTCTTAATCCTATCTAAATAGAATCCTACATCTTTATTCTGATAAGGTGATACATCCTTAATTGATTTGTAAAAAGTTACTTTCATAGTATAAATAAAAAGTGAGAGTCCCTGCTTAACACAACCGCCAGGAGGAATTGCAGGGATTTATACTCTCTAATGTTTTTTATCATGGCGATTATGTTGTTTGCAAATGTAATAATTTAATTTATAATTGATACTAAAGTGCAAAAATAAATTATTTGTGCTGTTTTGTGCTATTATTTGTGCTGTCTTAACTCCTATTGTTATTGGGCTGTAGAAGATTAGAACGAAAAAACACTTTTTTTTCCCAAAAACTGTTCACCCCCCAATATGAAAATAAATTTTTTTTTTATTAAAAATATATTGTAAATAAAAATATATAATATATAGAGTATAGGGATGTGAATTGTACTTTCGTTCTAATTCTCTACAAGTCAATATCAGTAAGGGAATTATACAGCACAAAAAAAGCTCCGAAGAGCTTTAAATTATTTCTGCTAGTTCTTTAGCTGTCATATATTCTTTAAATTGATGGACCTTATCATACTCATAAGGCATCTGAATCTTTACATTGATGTAATTAAACTGCTCTATTGCCGAAACTTTGTATTTATCCTCATAATCATTATTAAGAGCAGTCTGCACTAATGGCTCTATCTCATGAAGATATAATTTATCCTGCATCCTGGACCATCTCCTGTGCATTCTGATACCATGTATAACAGTAGCATGATGTCTATTCAGCATCTTACCTATTTGAGTCAGGGATACCTTACATTTATTCAGCCTGTACATTACATAGTATCTCTTATATACATAGGATCTATTTCTGCTATTAGTATCTAGCTGATACTTTGTGATCTGTTCTTTTAAAAAATCTATTTCTTTCATTGTTCTGATTTAAATTGTTCATACAACCATTCTTCATAAGTAGTTGCATCTGAAATTTCATAACATCCACAGTTCATTGTTTTTTGTCCTGCTTTGTATGCATCTTTTGCTGAAGAATTATATACTAAAAATAGTTGTTTTTTTTCCATTTCTTTGGCTTTCTCAACCGCTTTCCAATAATCAAAATTCATCTCATTGCATAAGTGTTCTGCTAACCATTCTACTGCTGTTTGTTTCATTGTTCTGAGTTTTTAAAGGTTTCGTTATAGTATTCTTCTGCTGATAATTTGCATTCATATCCATCGGGCATATTTGCTTTCCAACATTCTACAAAAGCATCTTCTATCTGCTCTTTCTCCATATCTTTTGCTTGTTCTAAACATTTGTTAATTGAACGTATATCTAGTGGTGTTAAAAGTATATGTTCATATAACCATTCTACTGCTGTTTGTTTCATTGTTTTGAGTTTTTAAAGGATTTATTATAGTACTGTTGAAATTCATAAGGACATCCATTATAGATTTGACCTAGATTATAAAAATATTTCATTTGATTAGTCTCCTCCTCCAAATACTTATGAAAGTGATTGACAAACTCTCTACCCTCTACTGAATGCATATTGAAGAGATGAGGCTGTAACTTCTCTAAGTCACTAAACACCTGCTGTACTGCTGTCATAATAATTTAGTTTGAGTTACTGACTTAAATAGATCCGACTGAGATTCTAATACACCTGTAGCATTAATGAAATCAATCTCTACCTTTGCAGATTGGATTAGAGTTCCTGCGAGCTGAGATATTGCCTTAGCTTTATCCACCTCCACATTCACCTGGTCTGTTGTTAATGTCTCATCACTTAGTCTTTCAAGTGCCATGAAGATGTGATCTCTTAGATCACTTAATTTGTTTTGTGCCATTGTTATTTATTTTTTTTATTAGTTTACATTTTAATCTCATTACCTGCTGTAATTCTTTAGGTAATCTTTGTATGGTATTTCTAGCCATGTTCTCCTTTTTAGTTATCATTAGCAGATTAGTAATATCATTATTTAGATAATTACCATCCTTATACACTACTACCATCCCCTTAGGAATTGGTCCATTGTGCTGTTCCCAAGTATATCTATTGAGCAGCTGCCAATTACTATCTGATAGCTTAATATACTGATACATCTTACCTCCTGTATCTCTTCTCTGATGGATAGTACCTACAGGCTGAGTATTTACAGGCTTAGAGCCTTTCTTAAACATAGTCTTAGCCACTTTTTGATATACTTCTGTGGACATTTTTTGACCTTTGTTAGCAGGTACACTACCTTTCTTAAATTGAGTAGCTTTACCACCTAGATAACCTGGAGGATATTGAGTAGACCTTAAGTATTTAGGATCTTTCTTAATACCCATACTCCATGCTCTATTATAAACTGATGACTCACTAAGTCCTAAGTCATCTGCTATCTTTTTAGTAGGCTCAAATGGATACCTTTCTTTTATGATGTCATTCAAAATCCTCTTTGACAGTATATCATTGCCTGTATTTTTTCTTTCTGTAGCCATTGTAAATATTTGTATAGTTTTTTCATATCTCTTCAATTAATAGAATTAAGTCATCATTCTTTTGTATGAGCTGCTTAACATGATCAGCATCATAAGCCTCTACTATCCTAGTCACTAACTTTACAGGACCATTCCAATAGTCAAAGGTCTTATACACTACTTTATATATCTTCATTATCATTATTTTTAATTGGCACATCTAAGCCATACATTAAATCAAACATTGCAAAATCTCTAGCAGCATTTCTCTTACTGCCCTCATAACTCTGAAAGTACCATTCTCTGAATCTCAGGTATTTTTGGTGAGTATAATCACCATTAGCTATAGCATCCTGTACCTCAATAGCTAGCTGTGTGAACTCAGTCATGGTGATTCTATTATCAGGTCCTTAATTATATCATTCTGCTCTTGACATTCTTTAAGCCTGTAGATTGATATTGACATTCCAATTATTAAGCCTATTACTAGACCTATAAATGCATCCTTATATTTTTTCATTGCCTTTATTATTTATGATTTCTAAATATCTTAGGTATAGAGGCAGATTAAATCCACCTCTTACCTCATCTGCTGATCTTCTGCTAGTCCAAAATCTTAGAATAGCAGCGAATGTAGGTGACTTTCTCATAGCTTAGATTTAAGTAGCTTAAGATTTGCATTACTTAAAGGAAACAGGGATACCTCTTCATCATCAGTCTCCTCAGCATGATATGTAAATGGCTCAATGGTGCCAAATATATATACATCACTATCGTAGCTAGTTTTCCAATTAGACCAATACTTGTTGTCAAATTTAGTTAGTTTAATAAAGTTCATAATATAAGTTCTAAAAAAGTGAATAAAAAAAGTATTGATAGTATTACAGTTGTAACAATAAGCATAGCTATAGCACATGCTTTCTGTTCATCTCCTACAGGAGTAAAATAATTAATTAGTTTTTTCATTGATTCTATCTATTAGGTTAGTAATTGCATACCATTGAGCATAAGCTCTTATAGTAGCTTCATCTTTTCTACCAAAAGCATCTGCACTTTCTTTAGCCTGGTCATACAGTGATGCCTCCTCAGCTAGAATGATTGTCATAATTTGTTCTTTGTCCATGTGTAAAAGTTTTAATTGTTGATAACTATACGCCAAAGATAGTATAAAGTTTTATAACTGCAATAAAAAAGTGTAATTTATATTCATTCTAAATAAGGTAAAACACTTAATCAAGGTGAATTTTACTTAATTATGTATAATAATCAAGGTAATTTGTACATGACTAAGGTCGCAATTTGCGACTGCAACCAACTTGGCGGAAATACCGACAGGTTAAAACCTTAAAACCTTTGCTATTATTAAGGTTATAGCCTTAAAAAGTCCAATTTATTTCGTAAAAAACGGGACATAATCTAAAGTTTTACTTTGGAATTACATGATAAGTTACTTTGGAATTACATGATAATCGGAATTATGCCTATTATGTAAAGCATATCTTACAAAAGTGTAGGTATTTGCAAAGTATATTTAGCATTATTCATGCAAAAAAAAAACAGCTACAAGGCTGGGTAGCTTATAACTGTCTTTCTTTAACATGGAAACAAGTGTAAATTTAGTGTTTATATTTGAATTTCAAAAAATCTAAGTAACTTTTATTATTTATTTTATAATATTTTTTGCAATCATCACATCTCATCCAATGATGGATAGTACCTCCTGCAGTCACTACCTGTTTATTATATCTCACATTATAGTTAGTGCATTCAGGACAGCAGAACTTCTCATCTCCCTCCATTACAGCATAATGAGTAGATGGAACTGCATAAGAATTGAGCTTATTGAATACAGCTTCTAGTACAGTAACATCCATTTTGCAATACTCTACCATCTTATCCATTGCCTTCTGATCTTTCTTAAATACTATATCTTTCCATAGGTCAAGTCCTCCTGTATCCATCTTTTGACCTACTCCTAAATACTTAGCTATATAGTCTAGTTTATTTGAGTTAAAATTAAAGTATCTTTTAGCCCATTTAAGAGTATCTATTGTCTTAGGTGAGGGCATAACATCAATACCATGTAATAAAGCTCTTGTACGCAACCATTTTAAGTCAAATCTATCCCCATTATGAGCCACAATTTCTGTAGCTTGAGCCATAACTTTGAGGAATGCTTTAATCATTGCCTTATCTGACTGCTTTTTATCCCATGTTAGGAATTGTACATCATCCTCTGACTCCCATTTGTAGCAGATGCAGATAATAGCTCTCTCATGAATGATGTCACCTGGATTGATAGTTAGGTTATAGCCTGCCCTCCAGCAGACAGAAACATTGAATGATGTCTCAATGTCAAAAAACAGTCTTTTTCTTACCATAAGTGGTGTAAACTTAGAACAAATATCTCTCTCTAGCAAATTTAAAGAGATATGATAATAGTAGACCTATGCCTACTCCTACAAATAATAGACTAAGATTTCCATTAGGTCTAGGTCTTTCTGCTTTAACTTTTTTTACCTCAGACTTTGCCTTTTGTCCCTCAGCTCTATACTTATATTTATATACTAATCTATCTTTATAGATAGTTTTTACTTGTATTTTATATTCTATTCTTTTATCCTGTCTAGTCTTAGGTACATATACTGTCTTATACTTAATGATAGTATCCTTAGTATTAATAATTTTCTGCCATACTATAGTATCATTAATTATAACAGGTATAGAATCTAGTGTAGTGATCCTAATAGTATCACCTGTCTGCTCACATTTATATCCTTTCTTAATTGCTTTATTAAGATGGTATTGTGCAGAGCATGAGCTAAGCAGTAAGATAATTACACTAAGTCTAAATATCATTTGATTCAATTAAGGTATAAGTAAAGTGATTACCATGTATATCTTTAGCTCTATTAACTATCACCATAAACTCATTAAAATCTTTTACTCTTTTAAATACCTGACAGCCCTCTGACCAATTTTCTACAAAGCTAGATACTGTACCTGCTTTATGGATATTGATTCCGAGCATACCTGTATCAGTCTTACCCTGTGCAAAGGTCATATCTCTATCACCATCTCTCCATACAGTCACATCTCCTAATCTTTGGCATAATGCCTGATATTTTCCCTGATGCATAGATACAGCATAGACTCCTTTATATTGATTAGGTACTAATCTAGCTACTCCCTTAGCATTATGGAATTGCATTACTCCTTTTTTACCTGGCTCAGTAGTAGCATCCCACTCATGGTAGTGCCATTTCCCATCTACTCTATAAGAGATAGTTAATTTGTCATCAAAGAGATTAGTAACTTTTTGACCTGGTGCTGAGTTACGAACTCCTACAATATTTACATCATAGTCTTTAGCACCTGCAAAGTAAAGATATCCTTTAGCTTTTACAGCTGCTGCTATTTGCTCTCTAGTGTATATCATTTCTTTATCTTTTTAATGTCATCATTAATATCCTTAGCTCTAGCTAGTAGATTCTTTAATGATGACCATAGGTCCAAATGATAGACTTGCTTGTATGACTCATTAATAGACATCACCTCAATACTAGCTAGGACCAATGCCACTACTTTAGTGAGCATGAATGGTACACTAAAAAAAGTTAGTATGATATCATTTAGTATGAATTGGTCTATTAAAAAGAACATAATCACAGTAACTTCATAAAGTGCTAACTTGCTTATAATAGATGAGAGCTTTCTGCTAGTTATTTTCTCCTTTAATTTATTAGCTTTCCAAATACCTGTGATAGTATCAATGCATATTAGTACTCCTATCATTAGCAGTATCCCACTTATTGGTAAAAAGAATGCAAAGCAAATAGATATAAGTGTCAATAGTTCTGATTGAATTGATATTAGTAATAGTGTTAGTTGTGCTTTCATTCTTTAGATTCAATTTCAGATGCTAGTAAAAAAGTAAAGTAAGATATTAACAGGCATCCTAATAATTTGAAATGTAACTGATCAGCAAATACTAAAGAGATACCTGAAAGATATCCAAAGCCAAAAGTTAAGAATGATAAAATGCCTGAGTGCTTCATAATATTAAGATTGAATTGTTATAACCATTATTTCCTGCACCTCCACATAGACCATTGCACTCTAGCATTCCATTAGATAGACAATTACATCCATCTATCATAGGCCTAAGGTCAGTATCTCTGTTAGTAGTACCTGTGAAGATAGGATACAAAGCTCTGTTCTTAAGTAAGTATCTAATCAATCTCTGCTCAAAGAATGCAGCCTTTTGTGCATAGTGTTCCATACTGAATGCTATAGTACCTCTATCTACTGATGAGCTATTATCTCCAAATTGAGTCTGTAGACCTTTATTCTTTAGCTGTAGACTAAGACCAAATACAGCATCCTCTGCTGCTCTCCATGCTATAATAGGCTGTATAAATGTAACTAGCACCTCCTCATCAGGATCTAATGTCTGATCATTGTACTTAGTTAGCAAGTCATTATAAAATGTAGTACCTAAGATAGGCATGATTCTTAGCTGAGCTTGAGTAGCTAAGTATGGAGTGACATTATTTACATCTACATTAGCTGTGATGGGTGTGTTATTCTTTAAGTAAGTTTCTGTTATAAAGTATAGCATTATAGTATAGGTGTTTGTGCAATTTGTGATTTGCTTTTATCTCCACCCGGTACAGGAGGTAAAGATGCTAAGGCTCTAATCTCATTCTCAGTCATAGTCTCAAGTACTTTAGTAGCTACCAATGGTGATAAACTATTAAGTGCATCATTAGTCTTAGAGGTATCTCCCTCAAGCTCTACAATAGCCTCGTTAATTATCTGATAGTTATTGATAGTAAAATCTGCATCAATCTTCGCTATGAATAACAGCTCATTAAAGATGTCAGATACCATATCTCTCAATGGCATTACTACATTTTTCTCAAATATGATATAAGCCTGCTTTATATCTGAGCCATTACCTAATGAGCCTGTAGTACGGATTCCCATAAGTATAGGATCAATGGTATGACTAAAGCATATCTGCTCAGTGTTTAGCTGTGATGCCTCTTGAAATAGACTATCATTACCATTGGTAGGTAGTGACTCTATCTTAGGCAGTTGGTCCTGTGAGTTAGCAAAGAATGCCACAGCTTTACCTGCATTAGCAGCACCTTTCAATCTATCAATGGTATTTCTTATCATGTTTTTCTCCTCCTCAGACTGAGGTCTTTTAGGGAACATCATAGCAAAGCTAGGAAATACTGAATTTTGTATATTACTTTTAGCAAAGTAGCTAAGTTCACCTGATAGGAATGCAAAGTTAAGTGCTGAGGTGTATTGAGGTAATGGATAGTAATCCTGTCCAATACATTCTACCTCATATACAAATAACTGCTCGTAATCTCTAGAGGTAGGTGAGTATCTCCTTATCTCCTGTACTCCAATCCTACTAGACCAATCGTCACAGATATAGTATCTCTTTCTATCTAAGTTTACTCTAAGTTTCTCAGGGGATAGATTGACTATCTTTGTGAGCTTCATTTTCTCATCAAAGCATAGCTTGAAATATACTCTATTATGTAGGATTAGTTGCTGAGTTACTGCAGGTACTACTTTTTTTATGTTTAGTTTTCTCTCAAGTGTGTATAGCTCTAGCTTATCCTGTGGAGTAAGTCTATCAGCCACAATATTAAATCCACCACCTACAGCTGCATTCACTTTATACCCCACTATTGAGCCATGTAATGGACTGCTGTAGAATATTTGATTGAGTAGCTCAGGGAATAGGTTATCCTGCCCGAATGGGATGTATCCATTAGTCTGATTCCTACCATTAACATAAGGTAGAGTTAAGTTAGCACCTCCTACTTTAAGGAATGGAGTAGAGAATGATTGATATCCCTCTACTATTTCATGCTTTACTGTTTTAAAAAAATCTTTTAATGCCATAATTACTCATAAATTGATGATACTATCGGTCCACTTACTACCATCCTGCCCTCTTCAATCACTACTCCTGTAGAGTTTTCAATAGTTGGAGGTGTGGTACTTGACTCATAGATGCTATATGTATACTGTCCTTTGACTAACTCCAAATCTACAGGCTCGTCTAACTCAAACTGATTAAATCTTTCAGGATAAGCTGATAGATCAGCAGTGTAGAATGTAATAGGTGCAGACAGCTTGTCCATTTCATTCTGAAAAACAAATAAATAATAAGGATTAGGCAGTGTACTTACCTCAGTGAGTGTAAGGATTATCTGATTAACCTCATCTTTTTTAATGTATATCATATAACTATATTATATTAAGGTCAAAAAATGTTTAAAAAAAAAGCTCTACAATATGCAGAGCTTTAATTATTAAGGTGTTAGTATTATGGAGTAACTCCTGCTACTTGACCTGATGTAGCCTCATATGCCAAGTGCTCAGCTTCCGCCAAAAGTGTAACGGAATATTTACTGCCATCTGCACGAGCTGTACCTGATCCCTCACCTGTTGCAGTAAGTTGTAGATTCTCAAAGTACCAATACTTGTCATTAGCATCTTGAATCAATGCAGATAAAAATTGCTGACCTGCACCAAGTACATGGATAGCTTCTGACTTCTCTTTATCTCTACGATTAAACATTAGAGTAATAGTCTGAGTAACAAAGCTAGAGCCATTGATTAGGTCTACTGCAGTCTCTTCTGTATAATTACCTGTATTTCTGTTAATCTCAAATACAGTATAATCAGATGTAGCAGATAATGCAGATAATATCCATGTATTAGGAGCTACTGTAGCAGTAACATTGTCTTGCTCATTAATCCATATTTTTTTAATACCTCCGATATTATTATCGCAGGGCTTAGTTATTGTTTGTAACGCTTCACAGCTCATTGTATATGTTTTAAGTAAAGGGAGCTTTCACTCCCTTAGATTTATAAATTAGTTAATTAAGATGCAGAGTTGTAGAATACAATCTCATTACCATTAACATGAGTAAATCCTACTTTCATATTTGCACGAGTTCTGATTACAGGCTCAGCAACAGTATCAGCTAAATTGATAGCTCGTAATGCTTTACCATCTCCCTCAGCATCAAATGCATAAATGAAATTTAAGCGAGGTGATGCAACAATCTTAGAAAGACTTAACATACCTGGACACAATACCATCTTAATTCCTAAGTAAGTAAAGTCTAGAGCTTGTGTTAAGTTAGCCTGAGTATTTGATGCAGCAACAGCAGCACGATAAGCAGTAGCTACAGGAGAAGATACATAGAATCTTAGCTCCTCTTGATTAGCAATTACAGCAGGAGGGATAGCAGCATATACTAAAGCTAATTTCTCAAGTACATTTGCAGGAGTAATAGCTGGAGGTGTAGCTCCACCTACTTCAATTACATTAGCTGAATCAGCTACCAATCCTTTGATGTATCCATCACATAAAGCTAAAGCAGCAGTACCTGATGCAGTATCACCTGACCATCGTAATTTCTCAATGTTCTCAGCGATTGTCTTAGACATCTCATTCCAATAGTAATCCATGAAAGAAGCTACAGAAAAATCACCGTTAGATCCTTTAGTCATTTGTAAAGATACAAAAGACTGCTCTAATTGGAATTGACATATCTCAGCCATTGCTGATAATCCACATACATCAATCTCTACAGATGCAAGTTCATCAGTTGAAGAGTTCCATCCACAGTTCTCAGCTTGTAAAACTTGACCAAATACTACATTAGATATTTTAGTCTTATACTTTACTCCTGGTAGTGTACGATAGTTATCTACTACTTCCTCATTCAAATAAGCTCGGCTATAGAATGCCTCACTGTTAGCTTGTAATAATGCAGATGCATCAATGTCCAAGTCAAATTTTAATTTTCTACTCATTTTTTTTGTTTTTTATTTAGTTATTATTGTTTAAAAATTTACTTACCATGCTGAATTTATCATGCTGTGATAATTTAGTAGCTTCTACTTCTACCACTTCCTCACCTTCAGACATTACTTCCTCCATATGATTTCTTAGATCAGCTATCATTGCAATGATTGCATTGATTTGCTCATCAATTACAGGTTGAACTATAGCTAAAATAGCTTCAGCATCAGCAGCAGGATCAATAGCCATCTCTTCTGTGGCAGGTGTCTCCTCTATTACTTCCTCTTCTACTACTGTCTCTTCTAGTGCAATCTCTTCTGTCATTGATTCCTCCTCAACAACAGGTGCATCTTTTATCTCAGTAACTTCTCCATCAACAACGATGTAGATCTTACCCTCGATTAGATGTTCTCCATCAGGTAACTTCATACTATATTTATTATTTAATTGATTACTTAGTTTTAAGCCTAGAAATCCCTCTATTGAGAAACCTATCTGCTCATTCTTTACTAGCTCATTATAGTAATCTTTATCAGTTACCTGAGCTGTTACCATTAATGTGCCTTTAGGTACTTCAATACCATAGCTTGAGTAGGCTTTATCTTTCTTAGGATCTTCTACTATCCATGCCTCAAGTACATAAGCAGGTACAGTCTTATCAGTATCATGCTCTAGGTTAAATACATTCCTATTAGATAAATCTTTCATGAATTTAGAATGTATGTTTTCTATGGTCTCAACTGAGAACTGTACATAGTACTCCTCATCATTCTCATCATTCCTATATATCTCCATAGGAATCATGGCAGGAGCTACTACTCTATACTTCAAGTCATCTGAGAAAAACAATTTTTTGTTCTCACTAAATGCTAGCCCTTTGGTAATAATGGCAGGAGTTGAGGTGAAAGCTATTTGCTCAATCCCTAACTCTTCACCATCTGAATACTCAGGCTCTATAGTAATTTTATAGATTGGTATGTCTTTTGTCATAACTATATTATATTTTTTTTATATTTGTTCAAAAATTAGAAACTATGATAAAATTATTCGGCAAAGAAATCCCATCTAAGATGGATGAATTAACATTAGAGCAGTTCCAAAAGATATCTGCTATCCATAACAGTGATGAGTATGATACTCTAGAAAAACATTGTAAAGTCTTTGAGTATCTAGGTATAACTGAGGATGAGATGGATGTAGATTTTGACCTGTTCTTAGCTAATGTTAAAGAGTTTAATAATAATAACTATACTCATAAAGATACAGTAGAAGAGATAGAGATAGAGGGATATACTTATAAGGCTGAGATGAAGCTCTCAGTAAAAGATAGTAGGATTGTTGAAAAGATTGTTAAGAAAGATAATAAAGAATATATATCAGACATTATGGCTCTCATGTTTAAACGAACTGACTTGACTAATACTGAGCATTATGATCCTGCACATCTTAAACACAAAAGTAAACTATTTAGTAAACTCAAAGCAGATATCTCTATCCCTTACCTTACCTTTGTAACTAACAAAATCACTACCCATGCACAATCACAAACTACCCAAGCAGTGGAATCAGATATCAGTATCTCAGTTCCTGGAGCTGAGGAGTCTGAGCAGTGAGGATGGAATGTTTAACTATCAGATTGATGTACTTTCTGCTTTAACAGATAGCGATATCTCTGATTTTGAGGACCTAGATATAGATGAGCTAGGGGAATTAGCTAAGGAGATTAAATGGATACAGTCAGAGCCATCTAGGAGGTATAAGAATAAGATAGATAACTATGTGCTTAAGCCTTATTCTAAACTATCACTAGGTGAGTTCATAGACCTAGAGCATTACTTCTCTAATAACTACCTAGATCACTTCTGTCATATCTTAGCCTTACTCTACAGGAGGACATCTAAGAATATTTATGGTGATGACATTATAGAGCCTTATGAGTATAGTCCTAGAGATAGATTAGATTGGTATTTAGACTATCCTATTACTGATGTTTATGGATTGATACCTGAGTATATAAAATTTAGGGAGAACTTTACTAATACTTATACTAATCTACTAGCAGATGTAGTGACTGATGACGAGGTGCTTGAAGATGCTGATGAGATTAAAGAGCAGAAGAGAGAACAGCAGAGACAAAAGTTCGCATGGGAATCTACTATCATGGCTCTATGCAATGATGACTTAAGTAAGTTCAATAGTATCTTAGAGATGCCTGTAGTATTAGTGTTTAATATCTTAGGAATGAAAAAGACTTTAGACTAGTAGAGGGAATCCTTGACTAAATCCTGCAGGAGGATCTAGTGCATAGAATGTATATGTAAGTCTTTGGTCTTTCTCTAAGAAATCAGCTACTGCTAAGATAGGATAGTTCTTAGTAATCCATTCTACATACTGACTATATATCTCATTAGTGATACCTGCATTAGCTAACTCTCTAGTAAAAGTATTCACCCAATCTCTAGGAGCTATAGCTCCATCATTAGGACCGTATGCATTAGCAGTCTGAGGTACTCCATTATTCAAAAAGATAAAGTAATACATGGCTATTATCTCAATCTCTAAGCTACCGAATCCTGTAACTTTAGCATTGATTCTTATAGACTCTACTAGTGTACCATTGTTTTGTACAATATCATTCCTTACAATCCTCTTTAATAGAGCAGCCATTCTCCTACGAGTAGGATACAATATATTAAATTCACCTGTATTCTTATATGCCATAACTATATTATATTAATTAAGCATTTTGTTCAGGAATTTGACAGTTGGTCCATGACTTAATCACTACTGAAAGATTCATCTGCCACCCTGCAGCATAGTCTAGTAGATCATTATTCAATGGTATAAAGATAGGCTGTCCATCTATATCAAAGTCATAGTCATCACTAAATGTAAACTCTAGATATAGGTCCTGTAGTATCTGCTGAGTATCCGATAAGATAGTAGTGATGTTAGCTCTATCCATCTGTATGATATCAAAGCAATATACTTCTATATTAAAGATAGAGACATTCTGATAGGGAGTAACTCCACTAGGTACTACATATACTAGAGGATACTTCTCATCTTTAGTAGCAAAGTTCACCATCTGCTCTTTAAAGTCTGAGCCTACCTTTTTAACTTGTGCATGATTGTCATAGAAAGCAGTAATTTTATCTACTATGGATTGATAGCTTATCATAATACTGAATTATTTTGGATGTTATTAATATGATTCTGTGATGCTGTTATCTCAGTCTCAGATACTACTGCTGTTACTGTTATGTTATTAGAGCCACCTCCTGCATTCACTTGACTACCTGTATTAGCTTGCCCAAATAGACTAGGTCCTGATGGTGCTACTGCTGTAGTAGATGGTGTAGGAGTATCAGTGCTAGGAGCTGTACCTGATGTAAATGTAGTAGATGCTATCTTAGCTATATTAGTAGCTGAGGTAACTGCAGCAAATGCTAGTGATGCTATACCTGCAGGATTAGGGACAGGACCTATAGCTATAGGTGAGGATGCTAGGGATGCTGTAATAGCTTTACCTGCATCTACTATTGCACCTGCTAACTGCATAGACTTATTTAATTGGAATTGTTTTTTTAGCAGTGCCTCCTCTTCTTTACTACCTTTCTTAACTTTCTTAAGTTTATTATCCATAGCCAGGTTAGTGATACCCTCAATAGCTGAGACAGTATTAGCTGCATAATCTAGAGCTGCATCTGCAGTCTTTAACTGCTCAGCTCTTTTTTTCTCTTCTGCCTCTTTGACAATAGCTACTTCTTTATCTTTAGCATCTTTAGTGATATCAGCTAGACTAGTCTCTAGCTCAGTCTTAAGTTGTTTTAGTAATGGATCTCCCTCTTTTAATAAAGCTACTTTCTCATCAAATGCTGCTAATAAAACTGCTTTCTCATAATCTGCAGTAAGTATTAACTGCTTAACTTTATCCTGCTCATTAGCTGCAGTAAGTCTCTGAATCTCTAAGTACTTTTCATCTTCTAATTTAATAGCAGCTGCTATATCTTCTTTATCCTTTTTATCCTTAGCTTCTTTTTCTAATCTAATTCTTTCAGCTTCTTTGTTATTAATATTATTAAGCTCATTCAATCTCAATGTCTCAAGCTCACCTGTATCTTTCTTATACTTTATAGCCTTAGCTATTAGATCAGCATACTTTGCCTCTACAGCATTTTTCTCTACAGTGATAGCATCTAGAGTAGCATCTATATTAGCCTGTCTAGCTTTGTCAATTTCTTTCTGTATCTCATCTCCTCCTGTATCTTTTTGCTTAGGTGCTTTAGGTGCTTTAGGCTCTCTAGGTGCTTTAGGCTCTTTAACAGGCTTATTCTCGTCAGTCAGTTTAGTATTAATTAATACCTGTCTACCTGATTTGCTATCTAATATTAATTTATTCTCTGCTGCTATCTGAGCTCTCAAAGCAGCTAATTTCTTTTGATCTGCCTCATCACCTAATGCTAGCTCTCTATAATATGCTGCTCTTGCTAGTTTTAGTCTTTCATTAGCAGCCCATTGTACTATGTATGTTCTCTTAACTTCTAAGTCATAAGTGTTCTTACCTAGTGCTTTCTGTTCTGCTATCTGCCTATCTATTGCAGAGGTAGCTAAGTCAGTAGACTCATTAATACTAGCAGCTCCATCTTCATAAGCCTTAGCAGTTTTTTCTGCAGATTCCTCAGCAGCATATTGTGTAAGTCCTAACCAATCTGTAAGGTTTTTAAAGCCTTGAATTAATGCATTGATAGGCATCATTAGTGCATTTAGTACATCATCTAATACTCCAAATGATTTTAGTACTAAAGCCACTACAGCTATAATAGCTACTACTGCAGCTACTATTAAAAATATAGGATTCATTAAGATAGTTACTCCTAGTTTTATAAATGCTTTTGATAGTGTGCCTATCATACTAGTAATACCACCTATTGACTTAGCTATGTCAGCCTTACCTATACTACCTAATGCTGTAGCAAATACCTTAGACTTCTCTGCTGCCTCTTCAAAGTCCAGGCTCATCAATGAGCTTTGTATACCTCCTAGTCCATTGCTTACCTGTTCAAACTTAGAGCCTGATGCAAATACTTTAACTGCCTCATTAGTATCCTTAATCTTATCAGTGAGTACACCTGCCTGTTGAGCAAGTGCAGCCATTTGTGCAGGATCAGTAGCATTAGCTAACTCACCTTTCAATTCTCTTAACTCAGCTTTCATCTGAGCTATGCCCTGTATCTTAAGGGGGATTACTACTTCATTCATATACTCTGATTTCTAGGGTGTTGTTATTAAGGTGTGAATCGTGATACGATGCAGTTGGATTTTGTAGGTTGGTAGTACTTATCTGAATAGTATTATCATCTCTTCTATTTGACAATACCATGCTATTAAGCACTACATTGCTAAGCATTACATAAGTCTTATTAGCAGTAAATGCACCTGTAAGTGTACCAAAATATATACCTACTGCTGTGCGAGTCCAAACTATAGGTCCTATTGTATTTTCTAGCTCTATGACTGTAGGATCTGCAGTACTACTCTGACTAATCAAAGCTATGTACTTAGTGTAGGTAGGTAGGATGTCACTAACAGCTCTACCATTTAATGTATTAGTCACTGTAAGATTAGTAGTAGCTATACCATCACTAGTCAAAGACTGATAATCTCCTACTACTATCCCTCTCACTCCATCAGTCACTATGTTACCTGAGCCAAAGATTAGAGCATCAGTGTTATTAGTAGTGACATTAGTAGTAGATCTGTAGGCATTCATGATACTATTAATCTGAGTACCATTACCTGGTCCTACAGGAGTATCAGGTCCACCTGCAAAGTTAGGTAGGTCTATCTCAGTCTCTAAACTAATCAGCTCTACTTTGGTAGGTGATGAATCATTAGCATTATAATCTATAATCTTATTAATACTCCACCATGAATTGTCTATCCTTATCTTATCATTCAGCTCCATGTATTGGATGTCAGTCTCTCTAAGATAAAAGTAGGCAGTCAATAGCTTACCTCCATTTATCTGTGCTACTGTTCTCCTCCAATATGAATTGTAAAGATTGTTATTAGTGTTCTGAGTTACCTGATAGTAGTAGTATTGACAGGGTGCAAAGTTAATATCAAAGGTAGGATTAAAGGGATCAGCTCCTCCAAAGTGTGAGAGGTAGGGATAGACTCCACCTGTAGATAAATTGTTATCATAGCTTGAAAGTATAAAAGCCTCCTGAGCAGTTACCTGTCCATTATCAAATAAGATTCTTATATTAGTCTTAGGTGCTGCACCATTGAGTAATGGTAGGAATGCACCAAACTCTGTACGCTGTACAGGAGTAGGTGAGAAGATAAGCTCTTTGACATCTATCTCCTTTACATACTCATTGTCAAAAGTTACCTCTACCTGTCCATAGATTTCTCTAGTCACATCAGTATATACTGTATTAGGTGAGTCAGTATCTGCCTTGTAGCTGAGTCTTAGTTTCTTATTGTTAAGCTCAGGGATAAAGATTATAGACTGCTCTTTGTCTTTCATTAGTAGGTTAGTCCAATCTACTGCCTTACCTGAATCATAGTACTCATCTCTAGCGATTAGTATTAGGTTATTCTCATTCTCAATATCAGGAGTAGCATATAGATTATACATCATAAAGATGCTCTTAATGAAATCTGATTGCTTAATCTTCTCAGGAATAAATGTATTCATAAACACATCACCACTATTCAATGGGATGTTATCAGATGGTCTGATAGTAAGCTCTAAAGTTGTTACATCTACTTGAATTTCAGGAGGAGTAAATGGTCCTACTAATGGTGATGCTACTATCTGCCAATAAGGTTGACCATTACCATAAGGACCAGGTATATCCTCACCATTTACATCAGCAGCTACAGCCTCTACTCCTAATACTAATAGCTGTATATCTGCATAGTCTATACCTAATTGATCTACATCATTGAATGCACCTTGAAATGTTAGTATATTGTCAAAAGTTCCTATCTGTGTAGTAGTAGATATTGGGCTTGTACCATCAAAAAATATAGGTGTACACCTTACACTAAAATTACCATTAGTTGCAATCCTAGCTCCTAACTTTACATAGTAGTTTACATAATTTGCAGTAGAGTTACTGCTAGGTATAAGAGTAACAGTACCTGTAATCCTAGCTGAGTATTCATAGAATTGACCTGATGCATTATTAGTCCATTGAGGAGTAGTGTACTCTCCATTGCTAGCATCATATATACCTGCAGGATCTGATATCTCAGTCCATCCTGTAGTGACATTCATAGTAGCTCCTACTTGAAATGCTTGAAAGTAAGGGCTAGTAGTCTGAGTAGCAGTTAAGGTCTGACCTGAGTTCTCTACCTCTACCTTATAATCATTCCAATCCACTATATTCTGATCACCATTGTATGGAATCAATAGCTTATCAAAGTTAGCAGCTGCTAGTCCATCCCAAGTATATGAGTATCCTGAGCTAGCAAAGATTCTATCAAAGTAAGTCTGAGCATAGATGCCAGGTTTAAACCAATTTAATTGATACTGATTGTCTATATTAAATGGCATCACATACTTATAGCCATCTGTCACTGTATTATTAAAGCTAGCAATTACAGCAGGTGCATCTACTACATGATCTAAGTCTGAGAAATCTAAATCACTCAAATACTTATTAGAGATGTCAGTAAAGAATGTGCCTCTATCCTCTTTAATCAATACCTCATACTCCACCATCTGCTCATAGGCTGAGGTGAGCTGTGACTTTCTAATGTTAATGAGCTGAAGAGTTGCGTTTGTCATAACAGGGATACCATCCTGAATAACATCACAGCTAGTGAGCTGATTAATATTAAAAGTGCCAGCTTGAATGTTTACATCATAGTAGTGATTGAGCAGAGTATTGTTATTGTTATTACCTACTAGAGTAATGGTCTTACTAAAGTTACCTGTCCTTTTAGATATATCTCTGATATCACCTACACTAAAGTTCAGAGGGAATGATGTACCCTCTTTTACATCTAGGTATCCTGTGCTAAGTTGTATCCTAACCATTGATAGGAGTATTAAGAGCTAGCTTAATAGTTACTGATTGCTTAATTAGATTCTTATTTCGCTGTCTAAAGTTCTCAAAGGATGAAGAGTCTATAGTGCAAGCTCTATAGTCAGTGCCATTGTAGTAGAATACTTGAGGAGATGTTAGTAGCTCTTGAAATCTATTAGCATTGTATTGGTCCATCCAATTAGTATTTAAGTCTAAGGTGTTAGATACATTGATATTATAAGTTCTGCTACCCATAGCCTCTGAGTTGTACACCCATTCATTACTTACTACCTGTCCATCTATATGCTGATTATACATCTCTCTAGTTATCTGCCCTTTCTCATAGGTCTTAAGCTGAAAGTTAAAAGATTGCCATGATCCCATTCTATCTAAGTAGTATAGTATATCTTCATTGATAGCACATCTATTGTCATAGCTAAAATAGTAGTAAAATTTAGCAGCAGAGTTAGCAATCTCTATATAGAAATCCTCAGTAATAGAATAAGCAGATGTATCTACAGGGAAATTATATAAACCATCTGCAGGATTATAAGTACCATCTACTCCTAATGGATTGCCATTCATATCATAATAGGTAAGAGTATAAGGATCTCCACTATATACCCTGCACATCAGATAGAAGATATTATCTGTGATAGATGCTGCAGTAGATGAGGTGTTAGGATTAGTAAGTGATGTTAGTGCATAGGCAGGTATAGCAGTAGCTAGATATTCTGCAGATGGGAATGATCCTTGAGCATAGATACCTAAGCTATAAGCTCCATTGAATACCTCCTGGTCCTCTATCACCTCATCGTCTATTACTTGAGTCTTTCTCTGATCTGCATAGCTTACATTACCATTAATATCAGGATCACCAATAGTAGTCCAAAGTACATTGACAGTAAAGTCATTAGCAGCAGCATATATTACAGTATGCAATCCCTCAAGTGCAGGATTAGCTACTCCACCATCTGCTTGTACAATAAGTACCTGATCTCCTACTTGAAAGCCATGAGCTGTATAAGCGATGTTAGTATTTAATCCATCTATTGTCAGAGCTGAGGTATAGTCTATATTATCTATAAACTCATACCCTAGTCTAATTCTATACTGATACCATGACTCATTGACTTGCCCTGATGTAAAATTCCATGTCACTAATGACTGCATCAGTCTACTTATATCCTGCTCACCATACCCTGTACTATATGCAGGTAGCACTCTATACTGAGCTATCAGAGTATTAGATCCTGCAGGATAGATACTAAAGATATATCTAAAGCCAGGCTCATTCTTATTAGTATTATCTATGATATACTTAATAGGATTATAAGCAGGCATCAGTACCTGAGGCTGTGCTATGATTGTAGTGCTAGGCATCTATTCTCCTTTAAGAGACTTTAACTCTTCATACAAAGCTAAGAGCTGAGCCTCTTTTTGAGCAATCAGTTCCTCTTGAGTAGGTCCTTCTACTTCAATAAAAACAACTTCAACAAGTCCATTCTTGTCATAAATTTCATTTCTTATTTGTGTCATAATTATGCTGCTGTTAAATTTATTGCATACATAGCTCCTGTAATTGGAGTAGCTGTTCCAAGTGTAGATGGTGCAGTGGGAAAAGTTGCAGCTGCAGTAACTATACCATAAGCAGATGCAAAAGAATTAGTAACTAGTGGTATATTATTGCCTAAAGCTAACAAAGACAATTGAAAAGCTACATTATTTATATAAAAACCTAACCAATAAGTAGTGCCTGCTGTAAATGTAAAAGATGCAGTATATGTTTTAGCTCCTGTTGTACTACAATCAAGGCTAGTGCTTTCTAATAACTTAGTAGTAGGCACACCATTTGAATCAGAATATACAAGTATTCTTGCAAGTCCTCCTACACCAAGTGATACTACATTAATTTGCAAATTTGAAACTGTTAATGTATTTGCAGGGATAAAGGGAGATAAATAAATAGTATTTACAAGTGGAATTCCACTACTAGAAGTTGCACTAGAATCTGTACGAACACTATATGTCCTACCTGATACAGGCTTTGTTAATATATGAGGTCCACCACCTACCACTAAATCACCACTACCTAAAATAGTATTGCTATTAATAGTCTTTATGTTAGTGCCACTTACTAGGGTAGCTTGTACTGCTACATTACCACTACCTAATAAACTAGTACTATTAACTGTCTTGATGTCTGTACCACTTACTAATGGAGTTTGTAAGTTTACATTACCACTAGTTAATAATGATGCACTATTAATAGTAACTATATCTGTACCACTTACTAGAGTAGGTTGTAAACCACTCACTATGTCAGCACCTGTCACTGACTTTGTTACATAGCCACCTACTCCATTATCTTCAGCAATTTCTACTAAGTCAGTAGCTGCTAATGCTGTACCCTTTGCTGTTAATTGACTAATCTTTTTATTTGCCATTATTTATATTTAATTATTCTGTTACCCTTTCATTCAAGCTATCCTCAGTGAATCTGCTATCTCCATTCTCAGTGATTCTGTCATCACTAAAGCTAGGACCTGTAGTAGTTAGTACCCATCCATCTATCCAATTTGCATTGACTGTAGTATCTTGACCTAACTCTATCACTACATCCTCTAGATAGTCAGTAGATGTAGCAGGATCACCTCCTACTGCAGTTAATAAATCTTTCATTATATCAGTAGAGGTAGCTAGGTCCACTCCATAGTATTGAGCTATGCCATTAAGATAGCTACCATTAATGGTGCTTACTCCTAGATTATCTGCTATTTCTTTTAGTGCATCATTACTCATAACTATATTACATTAAGGTTGCTTTTTGTTTAGAACGCATAGTAGGAGTCATCAGTGTAATACTCCTGCCTTATGTAAGTGGTAGCATATCGGATAGCATCCATAGCATCATCATATAATTTGACAGGCTCATCCATAATCTGATCACCAATTTTCTTCCACTTATAATTCTCATACTCTTTCATTATCTGCTTATCCTCCTGACAGAATACTCCAAAGGTCTTTATATTATCTATGCCTTTCTTAACTACCTTGTTAGCATTATGCACATCATACCCTGCAGTATTCATCTCTGCTATTATCTCAGGTCTTGAGTAGTCAGCCATGATCTCTATATGCTTATCCACATTCAAGCTATCCATCTTCTCTATGAGCTGAGTAGTGGTGAGGTAGCTCTCATAGATAATCTTCTCAATGAAGATATCATTGTCACAGTAGTAGACTCTGACTAGAGCTGTAGGGTGATTATATCCAAAGTCTAAGCCATAGACATACTTAACGAACTTAGTAGGCCTGTGAGCCATGAATGTCCAATTAGAATAGATGTTACTCTTACTGATAGCTTTCTCACCTAGAGCATATATCTGATACATTGCCTCATCAGTTCTCTTTAAGTCCTCTATCTGCTTCTTGATGCTATCAGGTAGGAATGGATTATCTCGGTAGGTAGACTTAATCAGTATGCTCTCCTCAGTTGGTAGGTCATAGAGCCAGGAGGATGACTCAGATGGATTGTAGTCAAAGATTAACTTGTCTTCTGTTCTCATGTTCAGCTGAGTAAAGTCATCATAGAACAATTCATTGGCTTCATTACAC